CTAGTTATATGAGAAAATATATGCCGTAACTTTATTATAAAGGAGGAAGGCTAATGCCAACTTTTTTCGAGCGTGTCCAGAGAGGATGGAACGCTTTTTTTAGTCGAGACCCGACTTCGTATACCACTAAGGATTACTATGGAGGATATTCATATCGACCGGATCGTCCAAAACTTCATAGAGGAAGCGAGAAATCGATAGTTAATTCTATCATTACTAGAATAGCTATAGACGTATCATCTGTAGCTATAAAGCATGTACGGGTGGATGTAAACGGAAGATTCGTTGAAGAAATTCATTCAGGATTAAATGACTGTTTGACTGTCGAGGCCAACATCGATCAGACAGGACGGCAACTTATTCAGGACATTGTTCAATCGATGTGCGATGAGGGGGTTGTTGCCGTTGTCCCAGTGGATACAAATGTCAATCCTTATAACACATCTTCGTTTGATATTAAAACCTTGCGAGTTGGAAAAATAGTTGAGTGGTTTCCAGACCGAGTTAGAGTCCGCTTGTATAACGAGAGAAATGGAAAACAAGAGGAAATCGTACTCGCAAAACGTTTTTGTGCGATTATTGAGAATCCTCTTTATTCTGTAATGAATGAGCCAAACTCAACTATGCAACGACTAATTCGAAAACTAGCGCTTATGGATAGTATTGACGAGCAGAGTAGCGCTGGAAAACTCGATTTAATTATTCAGCTTCCATATGTTGTTAAGACGGAAGCCAGAAGACAACAGGCTGAACAGCGTCGTAAAGACATAGAAATGCAGTTATCTAGTTCTAAATATGGGATCGCATATACCGATGGCACTGAGAAAGTAACGCAGATAAACAAAACTTTAGAAAACAACCTTCTAAAACAAGTTGAATACCTAACAAACCAGGTATTTAGTCAGCTTGGAATTACGGAGGCTGTTTTTAACGGAACTGCCAATGAGCAAGAAATGCTTAATTATCAAAATAGAACGATTGAACCGATGCTCTCAGCAATAAAACTAGAAATGAGAAGAAAATGGTTAACAAAAACCGCCAGAGCACAAGGACAGGACATTCTATATTTCACAGATCCGTTTAAACTCGTTCCGGTTAATCAGATTGCTGAGATCGCGGATAAGTTTACAAGAAATGAAATCGCCTCAACAAATGAAATCCGTGCAGTTATTGGATGGAAACCATCTGATGATCCTAGAGCAGATGAACTGCGAAATAAGAACTTAAATGAGCCGGCGTTTAATGGAGAACAGTATCCGCCACAGTATGACGAAGGTGCTTATGAAGAAGGCGAATACGAGGAGTAAGTAATGGAAAAGTATGATTTTTCAGGATGGGCTACTAAATACAATCGGCTTTGTTCCGATGGTAGAACTATCATGAACCACGCGTTCGATGACGTTGATGGACAGAGAGTTCCACTTGTGTGGATGCATCAGCATGACTCTCCCTTTAATGTTATCGGACATGCAGACTTAGAGAGTAGACCAGAAGGCGTCTACGCGTATTGCAAATTTAATGATACTGATGCCGCAGAGCATGCACATAAAAGCCTTGGAAATGGAGATTTAAACGCTCTTTCTATCTATGCGAACAAGCTTAAACAGAAAAACGGAAACGTGTTCCATGGAGTTATCAGAGAAGTAAGTCTCGTTCTGTCAGGCGCTAATCCGGAAGCGGTTATTGACTATCCGGTAATTGAGCATTCCGACGGCAGTTATGAAGAAGAATTTACCGAGGCTGTAATTTGGTCTGGAGAAGAAGTATCAAACAGTCCAATCGATGCCGACGTGATTAAACATGCCGATGAACCTAATAAAAAAGAGGAGGAAAAAATGGCAGAGAGTAACGAAGAAATGACAGTTCAGGAGGTTTATGACAGCCTTACTGAAGATCAGAAAGACGTAGTCAATTTCCTTATTGGACAGGCAGTTGCAGATGCAACAGGTAGTGACGAGGATGATGACGAGGATGACTATGACTACGATGACGAGGATGACGACGAAATGGAACAGGATGCATTTGGAGGAGATTATATGAAGCATAATGTATTTGACGTAACCTACGCTGATGAAAGCGACGAACTTAGCCACGATGCAATGGAGACCATGATCGCTGACGGTAAGCGCTATGGCTCTCTTAAAGAGAGCGTACTCGCGCATGCTGAGGATTATGGTATCGACGGCATCGAATGGCTGTTCCCGGAAGATCGTAATCTTAACACGACTCCGGAACTTATTAAGAGAGATACTGACTGGGTATCTGTAGTAATGAGCGGAGTTCACCATACACCTTTTAGCCGTGTTAAGAGCACATTTGCTAACATCACTGAGGACGAAGCCCGTGCTAAAGGTTATCTGAAGGGCCATCTGAAGAAGGAAGAAGTATTCTCCCTGCTCAAGCGTTCCACAACTCCGCAGACTGTTTATAAGAAGCAGAAAATCGATCGCGACGACCAGATCGATATTACAGACTTCGATGTTGTTGCATGGTTGAAGAAAGAAATGCGTATGATGCTGGACGAAGAACTGGCTCGTGCATATTTGATTGGTGACGGTCGTCTTGCCTCTGACGATGACAAGATTTCCGAAGAACATATTCGCCCGATTGCAAACGATGCAGACCTGTTCACAATCAAGAAGGCAGTTACGCTCGGTACCGGTGCTGCAGCCGATGACATTACAGCTCGTAACTTCATCAAGACAGCCATCAAGGCTCGTAAGGATTACAAGGGCTCCGGTAACCCGACTCTGTTTACAACTGAAGATCAGCTGACAAACATGCTGCTTCTGGAAGATACACTCGGTCATTCTCTGTATAAGACAGAACAGGAACTGGCTACTAAGCTCCGTGTTAGCCGTATCGTAACTGTTCCGGTTATGGAGAACCACCAGGTCAATGGAAAGACTCTGATGGGCATCATCGTTAACCTTGCTGACTACAATGTCGGTGCTGATAAGGGCGGTGCAATCAACATGTTCGAAGACTTCGACATTGACTACAACCAGGAGAAGTACCTGATCGAAACTCGTTGCTCCGGCGCACTGACAAAGCCGTATTCCGCAATCGTACTGTTCGCAAGCGAACTTCCGACATCTGTAGATGGTGGCGTTGTCGTTTCCAAAACCACATACACACAGGTTTCTCCGGCAGGAACTGAGAATCCGAAAGCCCTCGGTTGGTATGAATACGATGCATCAACAGGAAAGTATGTAAAGACGACTGACACTACAGTTGATCAGAGCGCCACATACTACACACGTAAGAGCTTTAATGCTGACTAACTAAAAAATTCAAAATGGACAAGTTTTACGGACCGATAGGATTTTCGGAAACCGTTGAAACTGTTCCTGGCGTGTACGAAGAGCGCCTCGTAGAACATAACTACTATGGAGACGTTCTTCGACACTCTAGTAGAAGATCTGGCGGACAAAAAGTGAATGACGATCTAGACATAAGCAATGAACTTTCCATTTTAGCGGATCCATATGCTTTACACCACTTTCATTCTATTCGCTATATCACATGGTACGGCACTAAATGGAAAGTGACGAACGTTTCGGTCGTATATCCTAGACTGACATTGTCAATTGGAGGGGTTTACAATGACTGACGAAGAACAGCGTATACGATTTCATTCTAAATTAGCTGAAATTCTTCCTGGTTGGCACCTTTACTATCAGCCGCCAGAAAACGTTAAACTAATTTACCCGTGTGTAATCTACGAACGATCCAGATTTCATCAGATTAGAGCTGATAATAAACGTTATCGTTCGATTCCGTGCTGGTCGACAACATTGATCATCAAGAGTCCGCAGAACGCTCCGATTACTCAACTGATCGATGGTTTTCAGATGTGTTCGTTTGATCGTAGTTTCACGTCCGATAATCTAAATCACTATGCCTATACAATCTATTATTAAAATTCAAAATGGAGGAAATTAAACATGCCTACTACCCCGACCTATTCTATTGCTTGGGACGCTCCTGAAGATCGTCTGTATGAAACTGGCGTAGACCGCTGTGTTCTTTATCATAGAGATTCAACTGGCGCATATCCGTCTGGAGTTGCTTGGAACGGAATCACCGCTATCAACGAAAACCCGTCTGGTGCAGATGCAACCAAACTGTGGGCGGACAACATTAAATACCTTACTCTGCGCGCCGCAGAAGAGTATGGCTTCACAATCGAAGCTTATACATATCCTGATGAATGGATGGAATGCGACGGCTCTGCTAGCATTGTTACTGGTGCGTACATTGGCCAGCAGGAAAGAAAGACGTTTGGACTCTGCTATCGTACGCTGATCGGCGACGATATTGAACATAATGACCACGGCTACAAACTGCATCTGGTTTATGGTTGTTCTGCTTCCCCGTCTGGCAAGAATTATCAGACGGTTAATGACTCTCCGGAAGCAATCACATTCTCTTGGGAATGCGATACGACTCCGGTTCCGGTTACAGGCCATAAGCCGACTGCGACAATCGTAATCGACTCTACAAAAGTCGATGCAACTAAGCTTGCTGCT